GGTATCTTCCACGAAAAGTGAAAAAATGAGATTTTTGAATTTGAAAAATGAGAAAAATTAAGGAGGTAATGGCATGTCCGACAAAGTTTATGGATTTTGTGGCAGAAATAAATGCAAAAGGGAAGTTATGCCGACGGAAAATATTGGGATTGCAACAGGAACAATGAGTGTTAATGGTGGCGCATATGAACTTGTGAAACTCGATTATCCTGATGGTTTTACATTTGGCACTTGTTTACCACTTTCAACGATTGTAATTCAGCCGAGAGTAACATATCCAAGTACTGGCGGCGGTAGTCTTAGAATTTATGCTGAGTTAGAAAAAAATGGTATTTGGTGCCATGCCGATAATCCATGGGGTAAGTTAACAGACGGAGAGTATCAATTTTTAGTTATTCTTATGAAGTGTAATTATACGGTGGGGTAAATAGTTATGAAAAATGTAATTCATATTGATGCAACAAATGATTGTCAATGCGATGCAATAAGTGCTATAAATGATGGTACTAACTCACTACATTTAACAGTATCAAGTGATCTCACGAAGCATCCTAAATTAGAAATCGGTAGCAATGTGATAACTATTGAAGATAATCCACAAGTAATAGAATTATCCAATACATTATTTACTGGTAGCGGAACATTTCAATTTCGAATAGTGGATGATGAACATACTGGTTCATATTTCACAGTAAAACAAGTTAATAATTTAGAAGGTAATTTGTCGATTAAACAAGTTGACAATTTTAATTATCAATTGATATTAACAGTTGAAAGTAAAGCGAATACTGCTAAAACAGGGCAACGTGAATTATTATGGTCCGGTACACTTGCAAAAGGAAAATCTGTTACTTTACAGAATGCAAACTGGAAAAAATATAATTTATTTATGGCAAGGACATCGGACGGTGCAACAGTAATGGTTGGAACGAGATATGACTCAGGGGGCAATGCTTCAATACGATTCATCGGCGGATATGATGATGGTACTAATTCTTGGATATTTAAAGGGGGCACAAGAATAAATTTGACGACTAATGTTCTTACAAATATATCAATATCGATGCATAAATATCTAACCAGTAGCAGCGGTACTGGCGCCGCTAAAAATGTCGATTTAGTACAACTTTGGGGGATTATTTAACAGGTGATTAACTTATGGATAGAAAAAAAGAATTGTTAAAAACAATTGAATATGACCCGGCGCTAATGCCTCTTATTGACGAAGTGGTATTTTTGGAGGGACGATTGGAAGAGTTGAAGAAATTACCTTTCATTAAAGTTCATCCAAAAGATCCTACCAAGCAAAAAGCCACTATTGCACAAAAGCAATATAAAGAACTTTTGCAACAGTATGTCAATATCATTCGCGTATTGATTAGAGCAACAGGAACTGATGAAAGTGACGAAGAATCGCCATTGAGAAAATGGGTGAAACAACATGTTAGTAATGAAAACACATAGGAAAGGAGTGTAAACACATGTTAACTAATGGACCATATGGACCAATTAATACAGCTATATTATTGGACACGTATATGAAAGCATATGATAATGCGTGCGGTATGATTGTCAATATGCAACAGATTATTGAGCAAATTAGAGATGGCAAAGGCGACGCTTTGAAGATTGATGACAATGTCTTGAAATTATTGTCAGGTGAAAAAGAGTTATCAGAGGTAACGTTACCTGAAAGTAAAATCCCAAAGGAGGAATTACAGAAAAAAATCACTAAAGTTGATGCTCCACAATTTATTCGAGATACTGATGGAAATTTTCACTGGAACACGGGTAAATATGATTACATATCGTATTTTAAAATACAATATGTAAATAGTACTGAATTTGATAATTTCTGTATTTCACATAATGAGCCCATTGTTGTAAAGACCAGGGATGATAGAACTACGTTAATCGAGTTACCTAAAGATTATGAAATTCTTGAAGGTGAAATACGTAATAATAATATTACACATATTAACTATGCAGCGGGATACATCACAATGGTAACCCCTGACGGCACAAGTGAGACACGAAAAGTATATCGTGTATGGCCAGATGTACCAACGGATTATGTTAGACAAACGTTGTATGATATCGAGATGCATAAATTAATTTATAAAGGTAACGTTTATTATGCGCAAAATAACAATCCAAGTATATATCAAGGATTTGCGTTTATACTAACTGAAAATGGACTATGGCAGATTGTTTCGGAAAATGTTTATAGTTCTAGCGAGTCTAGATTATCCTATGATGCATTAACGGGTGTTTTAGAAAGTTATATGTCTGATGGAACTACACCACATACATTCGATGTGTATCAGCACAATGTTAATACTGGTAAAATTATTGCGAGAAACTATAATGCAACGTCAGTAAATATAGGTAAAAACCTTTTAAAAATATCTACAAATATGGTAATTTATAGTGCAAAAGTAAAAATACTTGTAGATTCGTATATAGTTAATGATTTTAATGATTATGTGTGTAACATAGGTATTGATGCTGTACCGACGGAGGGTAGTACTAATTTAATATCATCGGGCGCAGTGTATAAATATATTAACGATTTACTGGCAGCAAAAGAGTGATTAAATGTTAATTCAGAGTAAAACAATATGGACGCCTGACAATTCCTACTTATTGGAATACAGGGCGAAAGCTGAGACGGGTGAAATTATCATAGGCCAAGAATTATGGACAGAGCTTGATAATTTAGCCGAGGATTTTCATAATGATCGGTATTTTTATAATACGGATGATGCAGCACTCCGCATGGATTTCATGGAGAATTGCATAAGGCTTACAAAATCACCTTTCTATAATAAACCAATGGTATTAATGCTGTGGCAAAAAGCATGGATTGAGGCCTTTTATTCTTTCAAAATGACGGATACGACATTTGATAGATTTAAGAAAACAATCCTTTTGATTGCCCGTAAGAATACAAAAAGCGAAACATCATCCGCTCTTGCAAATAGTGAATTTATTGTTGGGAATGAAGGTGCTGATATTTGCTGCTCGTCAAATGACGATGCTCAATGTAGGTTGGTTTACGATGCGGTAGATATGATGCGACGGCTCTATGATCCCAATGATAGAGATACAAAACGAAATCAATCCTTCATTTTGAATAAGATCACAAATACAAAAGTATTTAAGATGTCTGACCGAACAAAGAATAAAGAAGGTCGAAATATTGATTTTGCCATCGTTGATGAAACGCATGAAATGAAAGAAAACATCATTGGTAAATCAATTGAGCAGTCGCAATCATTGAAGGATAACCCTAAATTCATCAATATTACTACTGAGGGATTTGTTGTTGATGGTTATCTCGATGATGAGTTGAAGAAAGCAAGAAAAGTAATCAACAAAGAAGATGATGGACTTGCTGGTGAGAGATTACTGCCATGGTTATATACACAAGATTCAGAGCATGAGGTTTGGACAGGTAATCGTAAAAATAGATTATGGGAAAAATCAAATCCTACTCTTGGAATGGTGAAAAAATGGGAGTATCTCGAAGAACAAGTTGACATTGCAAAGAATTCGAAAGCTGACAGAATTTTCGTTTTATCAAAGGATTTCAATATTAAGCAGAATGGCGCTGAAAGCTGGTTGAATTTAGAGGATTATGATTATGAAGCTGTTTATGATTTGGAAGAATTTAGAGGATGTATCTGTATGGGAGCGGTTGACTTATCCGAGACAACCGACCTAACGGCTGCAAAAATTCTTCTGATGAAAAAAGATGACCCGACAAAATATATCTATCAGCATTATTTCATTCCTGAAAGCAAACTGGAAGATTCAGACGATTGGAATGCTGGAGCAAGATATAAAGATTGGGCAAAAGATGGTCTTCTTACGATCACAGAAGGAAATGATATTGACCTCGCCGTTGTTGCTGATTGGTTTTATAAGCTTTATACAGAATATAATATCAAGCTTTGGAAATGCGGGTATGACCAACGATTTGCAAAGGATTGGATCACACGAATGGACTTTTATGGATGGCAAAGAACAGGCGATGATGATTCTGATCTCATTATGATTTTGCAGAACGCCCAAACCTTATCCAATGCGATCAAGCTTTGTGAAGCTGATTTAAAACATCAATTGGTGAATTACAATATGAACAAGATTGATCAATGGTGTTTTAAAAATGCAGGAATTAAGGTTGACGATAAAGGTTTATGCCTTTTGATAAAACAAGAAACCCCAAAACGAATTGATGGGGCTGTTTGCCTGGTTATCTTATATGAGATGTACAGGCGATATCGTACAGAATTTAAACAGATGATAGGGGGTTGATATTATGGAGACGTATGCTACTTCTATAATTGATGAGTCTATGCAAATGGATGATGATGGTACTTATTATGGGACGATATTAGCAAGTCGGCATGGGCTTGGTGATAATGCATTCGTTGTTCGTGCTGTTCGTCGGAATAGTTCAACTGGAATACAAGAAAATGTATTATGCTCTTACAAAACATTATCCAATGGCGATATTCGAGTATATGTAGATGAACCAGTATCCCTCAGAGTAACTCTCGGCAGGGGAGATTCAGTAACTGCATCTATTGCGGGAGAAGGTGAAGAACATGCAGACACTTAAATTAGGGCAATCAATTAAAAATATATTGAAAGCCATCAATGCTAATTTCACGGAACTCAATAATCGAAAAACATATAAAGTACTTTATAACAGTTCGGTTGATATTCCGGCAAAGCATGACGGAACATCAAAAACCATCACACTGACGGACAATCCGGCAAATTATGATGGGATTATCCTACAGTTAGATGATTGCTCTGCTTATGAGTATTTTGGACCATTGACAGCCGGTAAGGTTTTAAAGCCTGTACATAATCAGTTTGATATGAGCGCTGAAATGGCCGGCTGGAATATGTTTGGATATAATTGTGAAATCCTGAGCAACAAAAGATTGAAATTGAGCGGATTTATTTTTTCTGGAAGTCCTTATGATAAGGATCCTGCACTTGATATCTATCTTCTCAGGTACAATGACAGGTATTCCGTCAAACAGCTCAAAAAAGTTATTGGTATCAAATTTAATTAATCATATTTAAGGAGGTGCGTGTTATGGCACGACAGACAATCAAATTGGGAGAAGTTGTAAAATCAGCATGGCAGAAGGTTAATTCTAACTTTGAAGAACTCTATCAATCAATCACAAATAAGGTTGATAAGGTAGCAGGAAAAGAACTGTCCTCAAACGATTACACGGATACAGAAAAAACTAAGCTGTCCGGTATCGCTACTGGTGCTCAGGCAAACGTGATCGAAACTGTGAAGGTGGATGGTACAGCTCTTACACCATCCAGTAAAGCAGTCAATATTGACCTGTCCGGCAAAGTAGATAAAGTTTCAGGCAAGGGGCTTTCTACAAATGATTTCACAGATGCATACAAAAACAAAATTGATGGTGCTGCATCAGTAGTCAAAAAGACATTCTCAGCATCTAGCTGGGGAACAGTTGGAAGTGATGGATATTACAGTCAGAGCATTGCAGCAGCCGGTAAATATCCAGTCAAAGTAATGCGAAATGATAACGGTGTATACACCGAAGCACTCGTACAGACAGCCGTTAGCGGTAACAATGTGATTATTACTGCGGAAGAAACATTCGAAGGTTATTTGATCGTAATTTAAGGAGGTTTGACAGGTGGGATGGCTTGACAAATTAAAACGAAAACCGCCAAAGTCACAAATACTGGCACAGACTTTGAATGGGTATAGTCCAATCTTTTCACAGTTTGGAACTAATATCTATGCATCCGACGTCGTGCAACAGGCGGTAAAATGTATCGTGGATGAGATGAAAAAGCTGAATCCCACCCACGTACGGTATAACGGGAATGATCCAGTTCCGGTCAATGGAAATATTCAAAGTATACTAAATAATCCGAATCCACTCATGACAACGAGTGAATTCTTAGAAAAAGTTATGTGGTTATTACTTTTGAATTATAATGCTTTCATCTTACCGACTTATTATGTTTGGACAGATAAGGACGGCATAGAACGTCGGCAATATGATGGATTATACCCCTTAAAACCAACTCAGGTTGATTTTATCGAAGATGGAGGCGATCGGTTATATGTCAAAATGCGGTTTGAAAACAACTTTGAAACCACCATTGCTTATGATAACATCATCCATTTGAAATATAACTATTCCGTAAATGAATATATGGGCGGTGATGTATCAGGTCAGCCAGATCATACCGCGCTACTACAGACATTAGATATTAATCAAACATTGCTCGAAGGTGCAGGAAAAGCAATGAAAGCCAGTTATGCCGTAAATGGCGTAGTGAAATATAATACAATGCTTGACGATGGTAAAACGGAGGCAGCCCTCAAAGAATTAGAGCAAAAGTTGAAAAATTCAGATAGCGGATTTTTACCGCTTGACTTAAAATCTGAGTTTACTCCACTTGAGCGTAAGGTGTCGCTTGTTGATGAACCTACGTTGAAATTTATTGATGAGAAAATCCTGAGGAATTGGGGCGTTCCTCTTGCTATATTGACGGGGGATTATACGAAAGCCCAGTATGAAGCATTTTATCAAAAGACGCTGGAGCCGCTCATTATATCCATTTCACAGGCATTTACGAAAAAGCTTTTCACAGATAGGGAAAGATCATTTGGCAATGTGATTAAGTTATATCCGAAAGATTTGATCTTTATGACAGTAGATCAGACATTGCAGATGGTAAATATGCTCGCAAATACAGGTTCTATTTATGAAAATGAAAAACGTGTAGCGTTTGGTTTACGTCCGTTACCAGAGCTTGAAGGTAAGCGATATATGTCACTTAACTGGGTTGATGTAGATATTGCAAATCAATATCAAGTCAATAAAGCAAAGGGTAATAATGTAAAAAATAATACCCCTACGGGTAATGACAACGATGATGACGATGGAGGTGTAGAAAATGGCGACAAAACCGGAACAGAAGAATAAATCGCTTGAACAGCGTTCTTACAGTTTTGAGGTTCGGGCAGAAGAAACAGAAGCCGGGAACATTATTACTGGTCGACCAATCGTATATAACAGCCGAACAGATTTAGGTTGGTTTGATGAAATCATTGAACCTGGCGCATTAAATAATACCGATTTGACGGATGTACGATTCCTTGTGAATCATGACACAAGTAAAATTCCGCTTGCGAGATCAAGACGGAATAACGGTAACAGCACGATGCAGTTAACAACAGACAATGATGGTTTGGGAATTCGTGTCACTCTTGATACTGAAAATAATTCAGAAGCACGGGCATTATATAGTGCAGTGCAGAGAGGAGATATCTCCGGCATGTCATTCATGTTTGGTATTCGTGATGAAGAATGGGAAAATCTCGACAGCGATCACCCTATCAGACATATCAAAGATATTAGCACCGTCGTAGAGGTGAGTGCCGTGACTTTTCCGGCATACGAATCTACTGAAATAAATGCACGAAGCAAGGAAGCATTGGAGAATGCTCGGTCAGCGGTGGACACTGCTAGACAGCAACGTGAGCAATCAGTGGACACTGATTTGGAACTGTTAAAAGAAAAAACAAAAATCTTAGGAGGATTTTAAAATGGGTAGAAAAAAAGTCTTAGAAAAACGTCTTGCAAGATTACAGGCAAAGAAAACCAAGCTTACAGAAAGAGCAATGGCATCACAGGACGCAAACGAAGTTCGTTCAATTAATGAACAGCTGACAGATATCAATGATGAAATCGCAGAAACACAGGAAGAAATCGACGCAATCAATGAAGAAGGGGAAGGCGGTGATCCTACATCTAATACAGGTGAAGGAGGTGAAGGTGCTCAGCAGAGAAGTAATCCACCTGCGGGTGCTCAGCATGTAAATAACGGAATTCCGCTTGCAACATTTGGTCAGCAGACCGGCATGAGCCAGCACAGAAGCAATGAAGATCCGTATAGCACCATGGAATATCGTCAGGCATTCAAAGATTACGTGCAGAGAGGTACACCAATTCCGGAAAATCTTAATCCACATATGTCACAGCGTGCTGGCGGTGATGCAGGTCCGACAGTTGCAGCAGATTTAGGAATGATTATTCCAACCACTATCATGAATGAATTCATTAAGAAGGTATCTAAAGTTTACGGCCAGCTGTACAGCAAAGTTCGTAAGCTGAATATTCAGGGTGGTGTAAAATTCCCTATCTCTGATCTGAAAGCCAATTTCAAGTGGATCACAGAAACAACAGTTTCTGCTCGTCAGAAAGCCGGTGACATCAAGGAGTATATCGAATTCTCTTACAATATTGGTGAAATTCGTGTATCTCAGACACTCCTTTCTCAGGTGGTTGCATTACAGATGTTTGAAGATGAGATCGTAAGAATCATGCTTGAAGCATATGTAGAAGCAATGGACAAAGGTATCATTGCTGGTTCAGGTACAGGTCAGATGCTCGGTATCTTAAATGATACTCGTGTAACAAGCAATGCAGGTCACACTATCGAGTTCACAGCTGCTGAGTTCTCTGATTGGGAGAAATGGAGAAAGAAACTCTTCTCTATTATTCCACTTTCTAAACGTGGTCAGGGCGAATTCATCTTTACTGCCGGAACAGTTGAAGCTAATCTTCTGACAATGAAAGATGCCAACAACCGTCCAATCTTCAAAGAAGCTACTGAGCTGAACGTTGGAGAATCTGCTACGGCTGGTCGTTTCTATGGTCGTGAGGTAACTATGGTTGAACCTGATGTTGTTGCTGATTTTGAAACAGCTGCTTCAGGCGATGTAGTAGGTCTCTACTGGATTCCTACAGATTACGCGATCAACACCAACCTTGTATTCGGTATGAAACGTTATTTCGATGAAGAGAAAAACGAATGGGTAAACAAAGGTCTTACAATCGTCGATGGTAAGATGCTTGATGTCGCTGGATGCTACATCATTAAGAAAAAATAATGAGGTGAGATCATGATTGATACTACAGTAAAAGCATTAAAAAATTTATGTGCTACTCTCAAAGGGGGTAGCACTACAGCGGATGATATTCCAGGCGAAACAATTGTTGATGTGATCAATCAGATCACAATTGCTAAAGGTGGAAATATTCCTAGCGGTGAGCTTAAAAAGTTGACACTGACTTCTGCAGCTGGAACAGCGAAAGGCACAACGAAGATCACGGTCACTGGTAATGGTTCAGGCCAGTTATATTATAAAACTGGCGGCAGTATTAAATTGCCAGCATATGAGGAAGACATATCAGAATGGACAACATGGGACGGTACAAGCGACATCACGGCAACAGATGGCGAAAGCATTTGTGTGGCTGAAGCGAATGCATCCAATCTTGCTATCGCTGCCGGTTCTTGCACTATCAACGCGAACGTTTAAGGAGGTGCTGACGGGTGACAGACGCAGAATTATTAGAGGAAGTAAAGAAAAGAATCGGTGTGACTGGTACTTATCAAGATGGTACGATTACAGGACACATTCAGGATGTGAAAGATTTCATGATAGATGCAGGTGTCAATGAAACACTGATGACATCTAAAAAAATAATTGGCGCTGTCACTCGTGGCGTGTCCGACTTATGGAATTATGGTTCCGGCGATGGTGAGTTCTCTACTTATTTCTATCAACGTGTAACGCAATTATGCTACGGAGGTGGAGAAAATGAAGGATTATAAACCATCAACGCCATTCACCACGCCAATTAAATTATTGGCACCAAGTTATGAAACAATCAAAGGTGTTTCCAAAAAGATCTACCCGAAAGATGGAGAACTCCTTTGGTGTAGTTTTAAAACTTATGGCGGCACTGAAAGAAATGTCAATGATATTTATTCTATTGAAGATACTGCAAGCGTAGAAACTTTTTATCGCCCAGATATTAAAAGTGATTGCCGAATAATGCTTGCAGAAACTGGTGCAACATATGAGATCATCAACGAGCCTGAAGATATTAACCTGCGTCACAAGTATTGCAAATTTAAGGTTAAAAGAATAAAGGGCGGTGCGTAATGTGGGTAGGAATGTATTAAAGCTGGATGTAAAAGGTTTTGATGAATATGCAGAAAAACTAGATAGTTTAGGAGCAGATTTGAAAACCATATTCACCGATGCATTGGAGCAAGCCGGCGAAACAATTACGGAAGATACCATTGATGCAATGGCAGATGCAAATTTGCCAAGGGGTGGTGAATATTCGACTGGCGAAACAAAAGCATCTATCATTAAGAATCCCCATGTAGAATGGGCTGGAACGATTGGCTCTATTGGAGTAGGTTTTGATTTTGGAAAACCTGGTGCTGGTGGTTATTTGATTACTGGAACACCTAGGATGAGACCAGATAAACCATTGAATCAAATTTATAAAAGCAAAAAATACATGAGTGATATCCGCAAAGATATGGTTGATATTTTCAACGATGAAATTAAGCGTAGAATGGGAGGTTAAGATGGAAGATAGTTTAATTGAGATTTTAGGATCATTAGGTTATCGAGTATTGAGACAAGGTAGCTTATCACCGGATGAAGATTACCCTGATAATTTTTTCACATTCTGGAACAATGATAGCCCTGATCACTCCCACTACAACAATAATGAATATGGTACTGACTGGGATTTCGATGTAAATTTCTACAGCAATGACCCAGCGAAAACCTATTCTGAATTGGCGAAAGCTAGAAAGAAATTAAAAGAAGCACATTGGATTGTACCCGGCAAAGGTTACGATGTGGCGAGCGATGAAGTCACACATACTGGTAGGGGTATAAGAGTATTTTATTTAGAAGTTTAGGAGGTAAAATCTATGAAAATCGTAGAATACAGAGGTATTGAAGGATTGGTATATGCTCCAATTACAGAAGATTCCACAGAGAATTTTGCAACTGGTGACGTGAAGGAGCTCGCCGGTGTTGCAGAGCTTACAAAAAGTACAGAAAGTTCTTCTGAGGCTCATTACTATGACAATATGCCGGCAGTCGTTATCGAATCAACTGGATCAGATGAAGTGACTGCTTCAGTATCAGCTATTCCGCTCGATGTTTTAGCTGATATTACAGGTCAGACATATGACGAAGCGACAAACATGTTCATCGAAGGTCCTCGCGAAAATAAATACTTCGCATTAGGATATAAAACCAAAAAGACAGATGGTACAGAAATCTATGTATGGAGATTAAAAGGTACTTTCTCTATTCCTGAATCAACTCATAATACAGAAGATGATGGAACAGATGCAAATGGCCAGGAGATCACCTACACTGGTATTTCTACAACCCACAAATTTACAAAAACCGGTAAAGGTGCAAAGGCAATCAACGTGGAAGCAGACGGAAAAGCGAATGTTACTGATTTCTTCACATCAGTTCAGACACCGGATAGCGTAAAAGCAAAAGCGTAATTCGAAAGGAGGACATAATTCATGGAAAAAGAAAAATTAGCATTGCAGGTAAAAGATAAAAAGGGTGAGGTCATTAAAGTTGTAGAAGCAAATACTTTCGATATTTACTTTGGTACAATCGATAATCTTATGCAGTTACTGGACATTAATGAAGATACATCGTCATTCGATTTACTGAAAAAGATCAGTACAGCATGGGGCGAAGTCACATCATTACTGGGAGAGATTTTCCCAGATATGACGGATGAAGATTGGAAGTTCGTAAGAATCAATGATCTTGTGCCGATCGTACTGCAAGTTGTAAAGTATACTTTCCTTGAAATTATGACAATTCCTTCTGATTCAAAAAACTAGATGGGGGAGCTGAAAATGCTCCCCTTTCTGAATATCTATTTCAAATGTCATATGGATTATGTAAGGAATTCCCTGCACTTAGTCCATTTGATATTGGCGAAAAAACTTTTCACAATGTGATTGTATTATTTTCACGTGTGAGAATATTGCAGATGAAGGAAAACAAGGGAGAACATAGGCAACGTGTACAACAGGACGTTATTCGTAGACCTGCCGGAGACAATTGGTTTTAAAGGTGGTGAGATAAATGGCCAATGATGAATCAACCACCAAGTTTAAGGTGGATATATCACAATTAAAGAAAGAATTTCAGGAAGCTCAGCGATACATAAAGCTGGTCACATCTGAATTTAAAGCGTCGACAGCTGGTATGGATAACTGGGCCAGCAATGCAGATGGATTAGGCGCTAAAATAAAGCAATTGAATAGTATTCTTACTGCCGAAGAATCGAAACTAAAATCATTGCAAAATCAATATGCATTAGTGGCAAAAGAACAGGGCGAAAATTCCAAAGGTGCTCAAGAATTGATGATTAAGATCAACAATCAAAAAGCAGCGGTAGAAAAAGTCCGTTCTTCTATTGGTTATTATTCTGATAAGTTGAATGAATTGGGCAGTGAATCTAAAGAAGCAGAATCCGCCGTAGATAAATTGAGGAATACTATCAGTCAGCAAGAATCTGACCTTGAATCTTTAAAAGCTAAATATTCAAGTTTGATTCTTGAACAAGGAAAAGGTTCAAGAGCTGCAAGAGAAACAGCAAAAGAAATTAAAAATTTATCTGGCGATTTGCAACAAAACAAAGCTACATTAGCCAGTACAGAAGATGCTGCTAATAAATTTGATAGGAGCTTAGATAACGTAGACGAGAGCGTAGAAAAAGTCAGCGGTGGTTTTACTGTGATGAAAGGAGCTCTAGCAAATTTACTGGCTGATGGAATTAAAGCTGCTACTGGAGTATTGGAAGATTTCGTACTTGAAAGTAGTAGTGCATATAGCGGATTCCAAGCTCAAACCGGTGCAAGCACTGAGGAAATGAAAAAATTCAAGTCAGAGATGAATGATCTCTACAAAAATAATTTTGGAGAATCATTACAAGATATCGGTGACAAAATGGCATATGTCAAACAAGTTACCGGTGAAGTTGATCCTTCTAAAATTAGAGAATTGACGGAAAATGCAATTACATTGGAAGACACATTCGGATCAGATTTCAATGAGACAATTCGAGGTGTTAATAATTTGATGCAGCATTTCGGTATTGATGCAGAAGAAGCATTCGACTTATTTGCCAAAGGTTCTCAAGAGGGATTGGATTACACGGATGAACTTGGTGATAACATTGCTGAATATGGCGGTAACTTTGAACAAGCTGGCTATTCTGCCGAAGAATATTTCCAATTGCTTGCCAATGGTACTAAAAATGGTGCTTACAACCTTGATAAAGTCAATGATTCAATCAATGAAGTTAAAAACCGTTTAGGTGATGGAACAATCGAAAAAGCATTAGGTTCATTTAGCAAAGATACTCAGAAGGCATTTAAGAATTGGAAAGACGGCAAAGGTACCATGAAAGATGTCATTGAGTCAATCGTCAAAGATATCAATAACTGTACGAATGAACAGGATGCTTTAAACATGGCTGCCACTGCATTCGGTATCATGGGCGAGGATGCAAACTTGAAAGTTGTAAAATCCCTCACCTCTACGGGCGACGCTTTTAAAGATGTAAAAGGCACCATGGAAGACGTTAAGAAAGTCAAATACGATGATGTGAAAAGTCAGTTTGCACAACTTGGTAGAACACTCCAGCTTGATGTGATCGCTCCTTTAGCGGAAGATGCTTTACCTGCTGCAAAAGAATTTACCACATGGACCATTCAGCATTTGAATGATATTATACCGATTGCAGCTACTGTAGGCACTGCGATAGCTGCAATTTTTGCGGTTAACAAAACGGCGCAATTCTTAACATCAATTAAGACGTTGATGACCGCAATGAAAGCATTAAAAATCGAAGTTACTGCGGCAGCAGCCTCATCAAAAATATTGAGTGCTGCATTGACTGCATTACCTTATGTGGCAGTTGCAGCAGTAATTGCGGCAGTTGTAGCTGGTATTACTATCTATCAGAAAAAGCAAGAAGAAACGATCGAAAAAGAATATGGACTTTCTAAAGCACAAAAAGAAACAATTGAAAATGCAAAAAACCTCAAAGCTGCATATGATCAAACTAATCAAGCTCGCAATGATTCTATGAAGAATATCACTACTGAGTATGGATATCTCAACCAACTGAAAGGCGAATATAACAGTTTGATTGATTCAAATGGTCAGGTCAAAAAAGGTTACGAAGATAGAGCCAATTTTATTCTGAATGAATTATCTCAGGCACTTGGTATGGAGAAAGAACAGATTCTCGCAAACGTGGACGCTAACGGAAAACTTGGTGCAAGTATCGATCAGGTTATCCAGAAGAAGCAAGCCGAAGCCATGCTATCAGCAAATGAAGCAGCTTATACAGAAGCCATTCAGAAAAGAACCAGTGCACTCTCTACGTATCAATCCAGCTTGCAGACATTGGAACAGGCAGAAAAAAAATATTCAAAAACAAAGACCGAAGCCAATGAGGTTATGAAAGTTTATGAAGAACTTTTGAGGTCCAATCCTGATGCAGCTGTCACTTATTACAACGCCAATAAGACGCTGATTGAATCCAACGAGGAAGCGAAAAAGTCATATGACAAAGCGAAAAAAGGCGTGAAAGATGCGGAAAGTGCCTACGTTGGTTATAACACGACTATCCAGAACTATGAGGGATTATCATCTGCGATTATCAGCGGTGATTCTACAAAAATTCAGGATGCACTTTTAAATATGCAGAATAACTTTATCACTGCTGAAAACGGTACGAAACAATCACTTGAAAATCAGGTCAAAAACCTGGAAACCAATTATGAAAATATGAAGCAAGCGATTGCTAACAACACTCCAGGGGTTACTGCCGAGATGGTAACCCAGGCTGGTCAGATGGTAGAGAAAGCAAAAGCCGAACTTGATAAGTTACCACCACAGGCGAGTGAATCCGGTAAAAAATCCGGTAAAGCGGCGGCAGACGGATTGGGTAGTACGAGTGGAGATAATGAGACAGCCGGAAAAAATGTAGCAGAATCTCAGAAAAAAGGATTGGGTTCATCTGATACAAAAGGAACAGGGTCAAAAAAAGGGGTTGAATTTAAAGAAGGTTTAGATTCAACCAATCAGCCTAATCTTTTAGCTGCCAAGACGTTATCAGAGAGTGTAAATTCAGGATTAGGAACCGCTAATACTAATGCGACTGGTTCGAAAAAAGGTTCGGAATTTGGTGCTGGTGTAGGTGGTCAAGCTGGTGCGGCAAACTCACAAGGTAAAAATGTAGCCAATTCAGCGAAAAGCGGAATGGGTTCCGTTAATGCATCCGGAACCGGTCAGAGCTTGTCCAATACTTTTAAGACTGGAGTTGGAAGAGTAGCTACAAGCGGAGCCGGTAAAGGCAGAGCGAATGAAGCTAAAAGCGGTATGGCGTCTGTTAATGCAAATAGTACCGGTGATAATTTCACGCAAGGTTTTGTTAACGGTATGAGCAATGGTAAGGCTGCAGGTTCTATTTGGAGTAAAGCATGGGATTTAGGTAAAAAAGCTCTTAGTGCATTAAGTGACGCTATCAAGGAAGGTTCGCCATCTAAATTGACATATAAGAGTGGTGATTTCTTCGTTCAAGGTTTTGCAAACGCTATTGGTGATAATGCGAAGTTAGCTATCAATGCGGCAAAAGAACTGGGCAAACAATCGCTCGAAGCATTAAATAAAGAGCTTGATACTAATGTAAATATGCCGACACTTAAGAGTAATATGCAAATGACTAAAAATGCAGTTAAAAATACTCCAGTAGTCGCTCAATCTGCTGGAAATGCGCCAGTAAACAATACTTATAATTTCTATCAGACTAACAACAGTCCGAAGTCATTAAGTAGATTAGAGATTTATAGACAGACAAGAAATCAATTGAATTTTGCAAAGGGGGTTATGTAAACGATGTATCAGTGCTGGATTGAAAATGAATATGGTGAGCGATTAGAGCTCACCAATAATAAAAATTATACGGTATATCAAATCGATGGTCTAAACCCACCTGATGCGACCATTAATACGACTCCAGTAGCAAATTTTGATGGTTCAAAGTTCAATAGCTCTAGGACCAATGAAAGAAACGTTGTGGTCTATCTCACTATTGAAGGTGATTGCGAAACAAATAGAATTAATCTATATCGCTATGTTAAAACAAAACGATACGTGAAGTTTTATTATAAGAATTCTACTAGAGATGTATATATCGAAGGTTATGTTGAAAGTATGCCGATTGCGATTTTTGAAATGAAGCAAAATGTACAAATATCAATTTTATGTCCACTGCCGTTCTTTAAGGCAGTTAGTGATGATGCGATTGATTTCTCCACATTAATACCAATGTTCGTTTTTCCATTTGCTTATGAAGAAGCAGGTGCACCATTTTCTGCAATTGAGACAGCTGCTACGAAATTTATCATTAATCATGGTGATGTAGAAAATGGTGTCATTATTCAGATTCAGGCGACTGGAAGAGTATTGAACCCACAAATCTACAATTTGGATAAAAATGAGTATTTTAAAATAAATATAGATATGGTAGTAGGTGATTTTATTACAATCAATACTAATAAATCGCAAAAAGCAATCACGTTATTGCATGACGGAACGAACACAAATATCATCAACGATGTGCAAGTAGGTTCGTCGTGGTTCCAATTGCTTGCAGGTGATAATATCTTCACTTATACGGCAGACGAAAACCCTGAAAATCTTATGTGCACATTTATTCACACGAGTGAATTTGAGGGGGTTTGATTATGGACGTATGGGTATTAGATAAAAATCTTAAACGTGTAGGTATCTGCGATGATTATAAGAGTATTATTTGGACGACTAGATATTTCAAATCTGGTGATTTTGAGCTATATCTTCCTGCGACAGATAAAAATATCGTACTACTAAAAGAAGATCATTATGTGGTACGTGAAAAAGATATCATCTATGACGGAAATATCATATATAAAAATGTCATGGTCATTGAGAAAATCCAAGTGACTACTGACATTGAAAATGGTAACTACTTGATAGTTACAGGTAGATGCTTAAAAAGTATAGTAGCACGTCGAATTGTTTGGCAGCAAACAACGCTATATGGAAAAGTAGAAATTGCTTTACGGCAAATTCTTACAGAAAATGCGATTAATCCGACTAACAGCTTACGAAAGATCACAAAATTAAAGCTCGGAGAAATAAAAGGTTTTACGGAAACCCTCGAAAAACAGGTAACTGGTGATAATGTTGCAACATTTATCGAAGAAGTATGCACGGCGTATGGTCTCGGATGGGATATCTATATTAAAGATAACTATTTCATTTTTGAACTATACAAAGGTATTGACCGATCCTATAACCAAAGTAAAAATCCTTTCGTAGTATTCTCACCTGATTTTGACAACTTACTAACGACAGATTATCAATTCGACAAAACTAACTATAAAAATGTCGCACTGGTAGCCGGTGAAGGTGAGGGTTTAGATCGTAAGACAGTTACTGTCGGAAATACTAGTGATCTTGACCGATATGAAGTGTATGTCGATTCTCGTAATTCGTCCAGTAATGATGGCAGTATCACAGATACTGAGTACAATCAGATCCTGACAGAAGAAGGGCATGAGGCATTAGAAAGTGATGAATATTCAATCACAGAAAATATTGAAGGTGAAATAGAAACATCTAGCAACTATCAAATCAATAAAGATTACTTTTTAGGCGATATCGTAGAAGTGATTAATGAGTATGGGATTGAGACAACTCCGAGAATCGTTGAGATTATCGAAAGTGAAGACGAAAACGGTAGTTCAACAATTCCAACATTCAGTACATGGGAGGTATAAGAATGGCTATTACATATGGATTTTGGAATGCATTAAAACAGAGCGACGGTACATATGACCGTGTTTATAATTCAGATCAGATCAGCGAAATGTTCGAAGGTTTACTCTCTGACGGAGTATTCGAATCTGTGGGCGATGCTCTGATCGTAAAAGAAAAATCAGGTTTGGCAGTAGAAATAGGTACTGGTAGAGCATGGATTGGTGACAGATGGATGAAGAATGATGCAAAGTTAGATATCACTCTCGCAGCAGCTCATCTTACATTAAATAGGTGGAGTGCGATTGTGATCAAAGCAGATTATTCAAATCGAGTAATCACTATCGAAGAAAAAGCAGGAACACCAGCTACCTCTCCTACCAAACCTACGATGACGTATAACGATTCAATTAAAGAAAAATGTCTGGCATACGTCTATGTGGGAAAAGGCGTTACTTCTATCACTCAAACGAATATCACAGATTGTCGAGCAGATACGAGTATTTGCGGATGGGTTACGGGTGTTATAAAGCAAGTTGACACCAGTCAATTATTCTTACAATATCAAACGGCATATGAACAGCAGCTTGCAAACATGCAAGCATGGCAAGCAGAACAGGAACTTGCATTTAGCACATGGTTTTCAGCTCTTACAGACCAATTACAAGTCAATACATATATCCAGAAATATCATAAGGTTGTAGAAACCAATAATGAGCAAGGTATCTTTCCACTGGATATGGACGGCTACACGTATTCTGACACAGACGTGATCCTCGTTAATGTGAACGGTATTTCATTGGTAGAAGAACATGAGTGGTTATTGGATATGTCGAAAACGCCAGTGGAAATCCATACATCTCAAGGAATAGATGCCGATAATTTGGTGGAAATCACCGTATTAAAATCAAAAATTGGACAGTCTTAATATTTACAAATAATGGAAAAAGGTATATAATTTAAACTGCAACATGGTTTTAGCTGATGGCCATGTTGTTGTGTTTCTCCTCACAAAATGCACAAATCTTATATCAAAGGTTTGTGCATTTTTACTATGTACAAACTACAACTATAGTGGTATAATATAATCAAGATAAAGATAAGCAAACATTACGGAGGTAAATGATTATGACAAAGACAAGTAGACACGGAGTTATTGAAGAAGTTGCAACGATGATCAGAACAGGTGCAAGCAAAAAAACGGTTGGTGATTACGTCGATAGTCTTTTGAGAAAAGAAGAAATTACTACCAGAGTATATGATCTTTTGATCGGAATGATAATTGACAACTACTAAAATACATAAACCGACCGGGAGCGGTAAATCTCCCGGAGAATGGAGATCATTATGGAGGTAAATAGAATGAAAAGGAAATTCAAAAGATTTTGGAAAGAATGGGGTATCACGTGGGAAGAATTTGAGATGTTTTTAGGGGCATGTAGTGTGATCATGATTCCCATTTTATTAGAGATTATATTGAGTATGATTAAATAAAAAGGACCATTAAGGTCCTTTTTATTTCGTCAGTATAACCTATGCAAATTTCAAGAATCTTCGTATCGTTTAATCAAATCAAGGTATTCTTGATTTTCAATGACATCCTCGAATTTACAATCCAATGCCAAACAAACACGGAGAATTGTGTCAATTCTGGCATGATCAAAAACCTTTGATCCTTGCTCATAATGCTGCAAGGTTCTGACATTCATGTTGGCTTTTTCAGCCAATTGGGATTGAGACAGACCTTTGGTCTGCCTCATAGTTTTCAGTTTACTCATGTAATTCCTCCTTAATATTCGGATGGAAACAAAATAGTTGTGACTTCTCTATTCCATTCCGTAATTATATAGATATCGCCTTCATCATTATTATATCTGGCGAAAATTCTATCGTCACCATTTTTGACTGCATCATCATTCATTTTCCAGTCTTCATTTCCAAGATTTCCCCAGTTGCAATTACGATATTTTGCAATCGATTCAAGAATGAATTTGGAAAACTCAATGCTCTTACTAATTTTTGCATTTACACCTTTAGTTATTACTACTTGGCCGATCTTAAATTTCATTTTAGTTTCCCCTTTATTATTAAGGGACCGAAGCCCCCTCATTTTACCAAGTTTGTAGGTCTTCAAGTAGTTCTTTCAATTCATCAACGTTAGTCTTATCAACGTCGAAAAACTCTCCACCTAAATCAATTTGGACGCGGCCACTTTCAGTGATCGCATATTCAAAATCATACTCCTCAAATAAACTAACAATTTCAATCAAAAGCTTTGAACATTCTTTCAATGTTATCTCTCCTTTAGCTTTAATCAACCTTACATATATTATTATACACCTTTAGTTGGAGTTTGTACACTAAAAGTTGTAGAAAATATGAAAAAATTTTATTTATATGGTTTTGCTAATTCTTCAAGCATATTATCATACTGCTTTTTGGTAATCATTTTCGATTGATATATTAGATCAATGGTCTTTTTAGTTTCTAATATATAATTTAAGTCTTTGGAAATTTTATCAATATTCATTTTTGTTTTCCTCCTTAAAAGTAACTTACATATATTATTATACACCGATAGTTGTACAATGTACACAGAAAAATTCTCTTTATTCCGTACAAAATTTTTTCAAAAAAGGGGCTCGCAAAGTACAACTTTAGGTGTATAATAAATATATCAAATGAAACAAAAACAAATTTTAAAGGGGATAGAAAAATGACTAAAAAATATTATGAAACAGTAAAAAATCTTGAGGAACTTTTTGATGCATTCAATACTCACTTATTTAATAATGAACTTGAAAAACCGATCATCACCGTTTCACCAGATTCAACAAGTGGTGCATATGGCTGGTGTACAACTCAGAAAATCTGGAAATCAAGCGATGAAGAATTTTATGAGATCAACATTTGTGCAGAGCACTTGAATAGAGACATCAAAGAAATTTGTGGAACATTGATCCATGAAATGGTTCATCTTGATAACATCCACAAAGAAATTCAAGATACAAGTGCAAACGGAAGATACCACAATAAAAAATTTAAAGAAACCGCTGAAGCCCATGGTCTTGTAATTGAAAAAATGGGGAATGTTGGTTGGTCAAAAACAAGCTTAAGTGAAGAGCTTTCAACATGGATTGACGAAAATATTAAAATTAAAGGCTTTGATTTAGCAAGAGCTCCAAAAATGAAAAGAGGTCAATCAACTACTAAATCAAAATACAAATATTATATGTGTCCGTGTTGTGAAATAAAATTCTATAGTGTTCATACAATTAATGCAATTTGTGAAGACTGTGGAAACCCATTTATTCAATACAAATGAGAGGGCGAAAGCCCTCTTGTATAAAGGATCCCCTAAAAGTTTTTTTGAAAAATTTCATTTTAAGGGCTCCCGAGATACAACCGAAGGTGTATAATAAATAATGTAAGAACAAGTAAATAAAGCCAAGCGGAGGAAATTAAAATGACAAGAGAAGACAAATTATATTCAATGACTGGTAAAACCCTTATTATGAAAGCTGATGAGCTCGGCATAAAGGTTAATTGCAATAAAGCAAGAACGGCCTTAAAAGAAGCAAAATCCGCAGTAATTGAAAGAATCCTAGCTGTAGAAAATGCAGCTGAAGAAATTGAAGCAAGTACTGAAGAATTTACATCTGAAGAAGCTGAAGAGATCGAAGCAAGAGTTGCATGTGGTGAAACTATTGATGGCGCAATGCAGACTGTTATTGAAGATCACGAGACTATCACAGAAGAGCCTCAGACTGAATCTGAGGAAGTTTCTGAAGAGCCTAAGGAAAAACATAAGGCTAGAAATAAAAAGCCGAATTTGAAGCTCACAGAGCTCACAACTGCATAAGTCATATTATGTTCATCAAGATAAGTTTGGGCAATCCATATTCCTCCGCCCGTGTAAAAAGCTTCAATCATTGTTTATCACCTCATATATTTTTTAAGGTCTTAATCAACCTTATAAATATATTATACACTAATAGTTGTACAAAGTACACAATAAAGTCCCCTAAATCTTGGTAAAAATGTCAGTGTACAGAATACAACTTTAGGTGTATAATATAAACATAATAAAGATAAACAATAAATAAAGGAGATAACAAAAATGAAAAAATTAGCACCTACAAACGATAAAAACTTAATGGAAACTATTATTAAAAGTGAAGATTTAGAAATTAAAATCGAAAGAAAAAATTATACATTTGACAACCGCGCATTTTATGTTATCGGCGATGAAGAAGATATTGAAATCTTAGAAGAAATGGTTACAATGCTTAAATAATAAGTGATTCAAGAAAGGAGACAAATAAAATGAAAGATATTAGAAGTGAAGTTTATAATGCTCTTAGTGAGATCATGTTCAAGACCGGTGCAAGTAAAGAAGATATGAATTAAGCGATTGAATAGTTCCAAATCAAATTTTATGAAGATGAACATGACGAAAAATAAAAAGACTCTTCAGGGTCTTTTTCATTTTTTATTCTGTAATGTACGTGCAATATACAAATTAATAGAAAAAGCTTGATATATCAATCTTTCAATATTTTGTTGGGAAAGTTCTAAAAATGCATAAAATCAAGCAAAGCCTTGATACACAAGCATTTTGAGTATGCATAAAAGCCTATGTTTTTCTATCTACAATATACATTAAATATACAAAATTACTAAGAAATTCGATCAATCTTTGGTTAAAATGTCAGCATACAAACTACAACTATAGTGGTATAATATAATCAAGATAAAGATAAGCAAACATTACGGAGGTAAATGATTATGACAAACAAAGAAAAAATGAACTTAGCAAATATTTCAGTAGGTATGGAAGTTTCAATATTCGATAATGACACAAGAAAAACACATATTGAAAAAGTAACAAAAGTAAATGACTGTTCTTTCATTACAGAAAACGGTCATAACTTTAAGCCTTCAAAGTTTTATTCAGATGGCGGAAAAACATTCAAGTGTGGAACAATGTACATTGAATTATATTAAACTAATCAAACAACCCGCCACGGAGGTTACGACAGCAGAAAGCGAGGATGTAATGAGAATTAGAAAATGTGATTATGTCACGGTTTGTAGTGATTTTGATTTCACTTGTAAACAACATAAGAAGTATGGGTTTTTCATTATTATTGATAGAAAAAATAATCGATACACAAGGACAGATGATTGCATATTGAAAGTTAAAAACAATCCAGATAATTACGAATGGAAAAATATAATGTGAATGTAAAATAAAAAAGCGCCCGCAAGTGTGCTTTTTTATTTCGTAGTTTTGGCGGTTTTCACTGTATACCGCTAAAACTACAAAACCTCCTTTTGCAAGGAGGTTTCTCTTTTTAATATACAATTTTATTGATCTCGACCAGCAATTCGTCAAGGTCTTTATGAGTATAGTGATCAGTCATGTCACTCAATGTATGACCCAAGATTCTCTTTAGTGCGACTTTATTCATATCACATCTATCCGCAAATGTTGTAAATGTATGCCGAGTATCATGCGGTGTATGCTTGAATCTAAGCGCTGAATTCATTTTATTCCAATAGCTTATTCTGTATGTAGCATAGTTGATTTTCCGGTTGTCTTTGGTTATTAAGTATTTATTCCCTTGTTCATATCTTGCTTTGATTAAAGGATAAACTGCATTGTGAATTGGGATGATTCGATTTTTACCTACCTTCGTTTTGGTTCCACCAACCATATACCGTTCGTCCAAGTGAACATTTTCACATTTGATCTCAAGCAGCTCGTTAATCCGCAACCCTGTATACAAGAGAATAAATGCGGTATCATTTAATGGATGCTTGAATGTTTTTAGCTTGTTGATCTCAGCTAATGTAAATGGAGTTTTCTCTTTTGTTTCCACAGTAGTTTTTATTGAAATCAGGCCGATAAGATCCTTGTCAACGATCTCATGCTTAAGTGCATATGCATATACTTTTTTCATTGCATTCTTGAATACGCTGCGCATGTGCGGTTTCATTTGGTCCATAGCTGCCTCTAAATGAGCTGCTTTAATATCTCGCATGCCCATATTATGGAGCTGTTTTGCTTGATTAAAAGCTGAGCTATAACTCTGCATAGTTGTTTGAGCCAATTGACTTTGGTCTGACCATTTATCATATACGTCTTTGAGTTTAGTGCTTTTGTGATCCAAATTGAATGGATTAACAAGATATTCTCTCATTGCATTTTTGGCTTCTGTTTTGGTGGAATAATAACCCACATATTTATATAGTTGTTTTCCTTCGTCCGTATAACCAACTGTAATTCTTACCGCATAAGGCTTACGACGTTTACCGCTTAGTTTAAAAATTGAACCTTCTCCGTTTGCTCTTCTCAAATTTATTTCTCCTTTTTACCAAAAGTCAAGAAGTCAAGTTCAAGATATATTATATATTTATATATTATTTTAAAATACATCAAAAATTTGAACTGATTTTACTTTATATATAATAAGAAGAAAGTATCTTGACTTCTTGACTTTTGTCTTTAGAAATGCAGTGTTTGCAAGGCTTCAGGCCAATTCAAGATGAATTTATTGATCTTGAATTATCTTGACTTTATCTTGAATTTCGATACTTTGGCATAGATTGAATGTCATCCACATAATCAAATATCTTTTTCATACCTTCTTCATTTACTCCCAGCGCGATCTTCAAATGTTCTTTGAACATTCTTTCATGATATGCCTGGAAGCCATCATCTAATGTTTCCGGAAGTACAAATACAACTGGCGGTACTTCAAAAATATGGCACAACTCTCTGATAGTCTCCAACTTTAGATTCTTGGTGGCACCACTTTCATATTTTTGGATTGAAGAAGTATTCACACCTAACATAATTCCCAATTCTGATTGCGTAAATTTCTTTTCATTACGCAATTTTTTGATAACTTCTCCTGTTTCCATCTTAACGCCTCCTTGATTCTATGTACAATTATAGGATAATCTGCGTAATATACAAAGTAAAGAGAACGTGTGTTCTCATAAAAAAATTACGTATTTTATGTTGTAAATGATAAGTTATCTCAATATAATAAATCCATAATTAGTTATGACGATTAAGAAATTAATTGTTATGTTAAAAATAGCTAATGTTACGACAACTTTTTTAGCTGTTTTGTCAGCATACAAATATTGTAAATTATAGTAGAATAATAACGTAAACAAAACACGGTGACCAACGCCAAAACGTGGAGAAAGGCAATAATATGAATATTGTAAAGACGTTAAACAAACAGAAAGAAGCAGGAAAAGAGATCGTTATGGCTGATGGAAATATTATTTCCAAAGATGAGATCAACAAAGCAAATATGAAAGCATATCTTGCAGGTATTAAATCTGGTGAGATTTCCAGTGACGTTTCTCTTGCAGCATACGCTGAATCGCAGAAAGATAACTACATCGGCATCGATGATGTTATTGGTTACATTGAAGGTAAAGAAGAGTAAAACGAAAAATGCTTGCTGCACGCTCGGCTAGCAAGCATTTGATTGGGCTATCGCCAAGCGGTAAGGCACAGGATTTTGACTCCTGCATTCGCCGGTTCGAATCCGGCTAGCCCAGTTCGGTCCAATTGCTTTGAGGACCACTTGTACTAGGAGGGAACGAGAGTATAAATAATAAAAGCAACTTTTCTGCAAAACAGTTGGATAGTGACCGAGAGGCTAAAAGGTTGCGGCAAAGTCCAGTAACAAGGGAAGGTAGCTTGCTGAAATGCAAGGGACTGGACACATGGGTTCGAATCCCATCTATCCAATTTAATATTTAAGAAAGGAGGGAATAACATGGCGAATATGAATTTGCTAAAATCTAAAATGGCATTGCTCGGTGATATGAACTACGTACAATGCGTTGCCGATGTGTTAGGTATATCACGTACGACTGCATCGAAAAAGATGAAAGGTTCATCTCCTTTCACTGACACTGAAATTGCTATATTGACCAAAAAATACGGTTTATCAGGAGAAGACCTAAAAGAAATTTTCGTAGGAGCTGAGTAATAATGACTGTCACTGAATGTGCGAAATTACTTGGTAAATCCCCTCAATTCGTTCGAGTAGGATTACAAAGAAATATTTTACCATTTGGGTATGCAATTAAAATGAGCACTGTTTGGACATATCATATATCTGAAGCAAAGGTATATGAGTATTTAGGAAAGGAGATTAAACATGCAAACTAAATTTAATATTGGAGATAAGGTAAAAATTTTAGATGGAAGTGATATTGATGGTTATAGAGGACGCTGGACACCTCGCATGAATCGTCTGGTTGGGAGAATTGTGACCATTGATGAAATTAGAATCAATGACTATGGTATCGGTTATCTTACAAAAGAAATTCCTTACATGTTTGATGAGAGAGGACTTGCATTTATTAGCAGTGAATCAACTGAACCAACTGAACCAACTGAAGATGATCTCGATGATCTGATTGAAGACGATGCTTTTTTACTCTTTGCCGCAGCACTCGTAGGATTATTATAATGAAACTGTATGAGCATCAGAGCAATGCTCTGAAAGAAACGGCCGATAAAACTCATGTTGCTTATTATCACGACATGGGGTTGGGCAAAACATTCACAGGTGCCGAAAAAATGATGCAGCTTGGTGCTAAGGTCAATTTGGTTATCTGTCAGAAATCAAAGATTGATGATTGGATAGAGCATTTTAAGAATAATTATCCTGGATGCGCCGTATTTGATTTAACAAATAAAAAAGAGTTTGAAATTTGGTGGTATGATATGCCGACCGGCATAGATTACGTAAGGTGCATGGTCGGCATCATCAATTATGAACTTGCTTTCAGACGTCCGGAGCTTGCCAAACTGAAAGATTTTACTTTGATGCTGGACGAAAGCTCGCTAATCCAAAATGAAAACTCTAAGCGATCAAGATTCATTCTTAAGAAACTCAAGCCAAAGAATGTGATCCTCTTATCTGGTACGCCGACAGGCGGCAAGTATGAACGACTCTGGTCGCAATTACATTTGCTGGGGTGGAATATCAGTAAGAAACTCTTTTATAACCAATATGTTGATTATCATTACGAAGATAATGAAGGTTTTCCGCTGATGATAATTGATGGCTATAAGAATGAGGAACGCCTCAAAAAGAAAATGCGGCAGTATGGTTGCAATTTCCTTAAAACAGAAGAGGTGTTCGATCTTCCTGAACAAATTCACCAGACCATTAAAGTCAACACGACAAAAGAATACAGAAAATTCAGAAAAGATTGTATTGTTATTTTGAATACGGTTGTAAAGAGCTATGTCGATGAATCAGGACATGATGCCGATTATACGACAGGTACAGAGCTCGTTGGAGATACCACTCTTACTAAGATGCTTTATGAAAGACAATTGTGTGGGCAATATAACAAAGCAAAGCTTGAAGCATTTAGAGATTTGGTAGAATCCACAAATGATAGATTGATCGTATTCTATAATTTCACTGAAGAATTAGAAGCATTATGCAAGATTGCATGGGATAGTGATAGGCCAGTATCAGTTGTGAATGGCAAACAGAAAGATTTGTTGCCCTATGAGAATGTTGAGACATCAATCACATTTATTCAGTATCAAGCCGGTGCCATGGGCCTAAACCTACAGAAAGCAAATAAGATCGTTTATTTTACACCACCTTTATCGTCTGAATTATTCGAGCAATCGAAAAAACGTATTCATCGTATTGGCCAGGAAAAACCTTGCTTCTATTATTATCTTACTTGTAAGGGTTCGATAGAAGAGAAGATATATAGAACCTTGGCAATGCGACGAGATTATACGGACGCATTATTTGAAGGGGGTGAGTAAATGTTAAAAGTGAAATTTAAAGAATTTAATAAAGAACATGAAGTATCAATTCATAAATATAAATCTGCCTATGATGGTTCTTTATGTATTTATGCCGTTGAGGATGCAGAATTTGAATGGTTATCACAACGTGAAAGAAGAGTAAATATAATTCCTAGATCGCCGTTGCCCGAAGGTTATATTTGTGCCGATTGGTTAAATGAACAAAAATTGATTCAAGCAATGATAAATGAAAAATTATTAGAACCGACTGGGGTAACTAGCCATGAAGTTTACGGTAAAGGTCAGTACGCAGAATTTGTAGATTGTCCAATATTGAAAGTAAGCCAGAAGTTAATCGATTCATGGAATTTAAAGGAGTGATGATTTATCGGAAGCGAAAAAACCTTCGAAAATAAAGTGAAGAAATACATAGAAGACCAAGGTGGCTGGCAAGTAAAATTCTTTGCGAATCGTATGACAAAAACAGGTATTCCTGATATTTTAGCATGTGTTAATGGTTATTTCTTAGCAGTTGAAGTGAAAGCTCAAAACGGTAAACCATCAGAACTACAAAAACATCATGTGAAGAAAATCAACGATGCTGATGGATATGCGATCATTTTATATCCACAAGATTATATATTTTTTCAGGACCTTGTTAATTCATTAAAAAAACGCAATATGAGGTTAGCAAAAATGCTAGTTTATCAAATAAATGAAAGGAGTTTCTAAAATGGCAGAAGCAATGTTAGATAACAAACAATTTGTGGTGGACCATTTATTGGCCACCAAGCGTGAAGGAATGGACGGGCTTATCGAGTATATGGAGGAATGCGGATTTTTCAATGCTCCATGCAGCAGCGGATATCATCTTGCTTGTGAGTTTGGGCTGGTCCATCATACAAGACACGTAATGACACAAGCTGAGAATATCGGATATGCGTTACTTGGCAAAAAGGAATACGAAAAAATCCGTGATTCCGTAATAATTGCGGCAGCTCTTCATGATCTTGGAAAAATGGGACAATTTGAAAAACCGAATTATGTTCCAAACATTTTGAAAGGCGGAAAATCTTCCGAAGCAAAACCGTTCAAAACAAATCCTGATCTTTTAAACGTTCCGCATGAGGTCAGGTCAGTGGTAATTGCGTCAATGTTCATCGATCTTACAGAAGAAGAACAGCATGCAATTCTTTATCACAATGGTTTATATGGACCATTGAAATATGAGATTCAGGGAAATGAAACACCGTTATATATGATTATTCACTGGGCTGATATGTGGGCCAGTAGAGTGATAGAAAGTAAGAAATAAGGAGGATTAAGATTATGCCAACAGTATATGAAAGGGTTGATGCTTTAGAAGCAGCAATGGTAACGGTACAACAGGATATTGAAAACTTAACAAACGGAATGCCTGATGCAAATGATTTATTAGCGAGGGCAACCACTGACCTTTCAAATGAAAACTTGAATGAATGGATCGGTGAAATTTATGTAGGTTATGGTAATGGTTGTACAAATAAACCAGCAGGAGCGGGCAACGGGTATTTCATTAATATCCCACATTGTACACAGCAAGCCGCCTACAATAAACAATATTGGATTGAGAGAACAAACAATCGTGTTTGGGCAAGAATGCAGGAAAATGAAGTATTTTCCGGCTGGGTCATGATTGGTGGAAATGAAATGGTGACCGGTTCCGCAAAAATAACCAATGAGACATTTAATGGAAAAGCCGTATACTGCAAGACCATCAACACTGGAAACTTGTTAAATGATGCTGTGAAAGAGATTGCAAGTGGATTAATTCCAGCAAATATCAAAGTAATCAATATTCGCGGTATGGTATATGGTGGCGGTGATTCTATTCCACTTCCAAATCCACATCCAACGGTGGCGAATGCGATTTCATGTTATTTGAGGCATGATGGAAAAATTTGCATCGGCACAGGCAAAGACAGAACTGCATTAAGTGGATTTGTTCAGATTTTCTATACAAACAATTAAGGAGGGATAGATCATGGCGACCGTTTATGAAGACATTGAATCGTTGAAAACAAGGATGAATGCAGTTGAGAGCATCATAAGTGGTGCAGACTTGACGGATACAGGATGGAACCCGCTTCCACTTGCAGATGGCATACAGGCGTATGGCGGAGCTCCGCAGTATAGAAGAATCGGTAAAGTCGTTTCTATCCGTGGAGCTGTCAAAAATGTGCTTGCACCTGGTCTACTTGCAACTTTACCGGAGGGATGTAGACCGGTGTATAGTGTTTCATATGTTCAGAATACAAGTATGCGTTCAACGACTTGTGCGATGTATGCGAGGATGCTTGTTGGAGCAGATGGAAAAATTCAAGTTCAAGCAATTTCAGATGGAGCAGCGTTCGCAGCTGATAAATGGTTCCCGATCCATTGCACATTTATGATTGATTAAGGAGGAAAAATAAATGGGTGAAGTAGTAGCCGAATTACAATTAGGCATGAAAGCAAGAGAAAAAATCACAGGTGTAACAGGTACAGTAACATGCATCGCAAGATACTTATATGAGCGTCCGCAGGCGATGATCGAATATAAGGATAGAAATGGCATGGCATGTGAAAAATGGGCAACAGTTGATAGATTGGAGGTAATTGAATAATGGGAGTTCCAGTATTAATTTTAGGAGAATCGGGCACAGGAAAAAGTGCTAGTTTAAGAAACTTTAAACCGTCAGATTTGAAGGTTATCAATGTGGCAAATAAGCCATTGCCTTTTAAAAACAAAATTGAGAGCGTAGCTACTGACGATTATAGAACAGTCGTTAAAGAGTTAAAGCTCAACAAGAAAAAAGTTGCGGTCATTGATGATGCACAGTATTTAATGGCCAATGAATTTATGAGACGGGCAACGGAACGTGGATTCGATAAATTCACAGAGATTGCTCAGAATTTCTGGTCATTAGTTAATATGGTAAAAGATCTTCCATCTGATCAGGTAGTCTATTTCTTAGCTCATATTGAAAGAGATGCTAACGGTAATGAGAAGATCAAAACAATTGGAAAGCTGCTCGATGAAAAGATCACAGTTGAAGGCATGTTCACTATCGTTTTAAAAACTAATGTGACAGATGGTGTTTACTCATTCATCACACAGAATAGCGGCCATGATACAGTAAAAAGTCCGATTGGTATGTTCCCAAGTGTAGTTATAGACAATGATCTTAAATATGTGGATGAAAAAATCCGCAACTACTATGAGATTGGTGAATTTCTCACTGATGAGGAAATCGCTGAAATTGATGAGGCAGCCAAAAAAGATGATATTCCTATTGAAGATGGAAAGAAAAAGAGAGGTAGAAGAAGTGCGAAAAAAGAAGAGCCTGAGGACACACCTGCGGAAGAAAAGAAAGAAGAAGATGAAAAGCCGAGACGCAGCCGCAGAAGAAAATCGAGCGAAGAAAGTGCAGACGCCGAGCCTGATAACTCAGGTGAAAAATCTGATGACGAATGCGCTGAAGCGCCACAGTCCGACAAAGGAGTGGATGAACGTGCCGACGGAGAGAATGACGGCGGATCAGTATCTAAAGATGAAGCTAAACCATTGAGAAGGAGCCGTAAAGTCAGAAGACAGAAAGAAGCTGATGAGAAATTCTTAGAGGAAGCTCCTACTGAAGATGAAGATACCGAAGTGCCATTCGATAAGGAAGATATGAACGCACCAATCGAAGAAGACAAACCAGCTGAAGAATCAAAACCACGTCGTAGACGTAGAAGAGCATAAGGAGGATAAATAAATGGCGGTAAAAATCATTCGTGAAGTCGGTAGATCGCCAAACAGGCATGTAAAATGCGAATGTCTATGTGATTGTGGAAAAATTTTCATAGCGTTTAAATCAAACATAACTAGTGGTCATACAAAAAGTTGTGGGTGTCTACGTAGCAAAAATGCAAGACAGCTTTTTACGACACATGGAAAATCAGGGACAAGAGTTTATAGAATATGGATTGAAATGATTCATAGATGTTACTTGAAATCAGACACTAACTATCATAAATATGGAAGCAAAGGTATTACGGTTTGTGATGAGTGGAAAAATGACTTCCAAGCTTTTTATGATTGGGCGATGGCCAATGGATATTCTGACGAATTGACCATTGATAGGATCGATGGAAAAGGTAATTATTGTCCAGAAAATTGTAGATGGACCACATATCAACAACAAAATAAAAATAGAACATTTAAGAAAGGTAAAAGGTGAAAATATGGACTTTTCTCGTTTTGATGAACAAGTGAACTTAGATCAGTTAAAAGAAGATGCAAAAGAAGCAGCCGCAAATGGTGGCGGTGATTATCCGGAAATCGAAGATGGTACATATATTGGTAAATTTGAAAAGTTGGAACTTGGAGAAACAAAAGATCATCGCCCAATGTTTAAAGCAATGTTCCGTATCACTGAAGGTGATCATACGAAGTCATGCTTATTCATGAACCGTGTTGTCTATGGAACCAAAAATGATGCAAGCATGATTGGTTCAGTATCCGGATTCTTAGCAAAGCTTGAGGCGGTTGACATTGATGGAGAACCTATTGACACATCATTTGAATCATACAGCCAATTTGCAGAAATGATCATGGATGTCGCAGAAGCCATCGACGATATGGACCTTGAATATGAGGTTGATTACAAAAAAGATGCATTCAACAACATCGTTATTACCGATGTACTTGATGCCGATTAATTGAGACTTAAGTGCGGGGAAAATAATACCCCGCACGGTATTTTGTAGGTGGTAACATGCTAAATTTTTACGATTTCGAGGTTTTTAAATATGATAATTTGGTTGTAATTATCAACCCTATTGAAAAAACTGTCACTAAAATAGTAAATGATCCGCAAGCACTTAAAGATTATTTTTACGCTCATGATGAAGAAATATGGATTGGATATAACAACCGGCGATATGACCAATATATTATGAAAGCCATTCTTTTAGATATGAATCCAAAAGAGGTCAATGATTGGATCATTAAGGATAATAAACCAGGTTGGCAATATTCAAGCCTATTCAATACAATCAACATGATTAATTTTGATACCATGCTGAGAATGGATACGGGTTTAAAGAGCCTTGAGGCATTTATGGGGAATGATATTCGAGAGACATCGGTACCATTCGACATTGATCGTAAATTGACAGATGAAGAAATAGAACAAACATTCTTTTATTGTAATCATGACGTAGAACAAACGATTGAAGTATGGCTTGCAAGAAAAGCTGAATATGATGCAGCTATGGGCCTCGTGAAAATTTTTAACCTTCCACTCTCTTATATGGGAAAAACAGGAGCGCAACGTGTTGCAAAAATTCTTGGTGGTAAAGGTAGAAAATTCGATGATGAATTTGAATTTCCAATCGTGGACACTCTTAGATTAAAAAAATATCGAGCAGTTAGAAATTGGTATAGAAATCCTGAAAACCATGATTATAAGAAAAAACAAAAGGTAACGATTGCAGGGATTGAGCATACTCTTGCTTGGGGCGGACTTCATGGAGCCATTAAAAAATATTATGGTGAAGGAATTTATCTGATGGCCGATGTAACAGCCTATTATCCATCATTACAAGAGCGATATAAATTTGGCTATCGTAATATGGCGAATCCTGAGAACTTTGAAAAAATACATGGTGAGAATCTTAGAATGAAAGCCACTGGCAATAAGGTTGCAAGATTGCCATATAAGATTGCAGACAATGCAATCTCTGGTCAATTGAAAGATCAATATTCACCTTTGTATGATCCACGAGAAAATAATGCCATATGTGTAAATGGTCAATTGCTGCTTGTGGATTTAATAGAAAAATTAGAGCCACATATCGAGAAATTTATCCAGTCTAATACTGATGGTATTCTAATCAAATTAAAGTCAATTGATGACTATGATTTGATTGATGATATTGTATGGGAATGGGAAGACCGGACAGGTATGCGAATGGGCTTTGATATCTATACAAAGGTATTCCAAAAGGATGTAAATAACTATTTGCTGGTTGCTCCTGACGGTAAAACGAAAACAAAAGGTGCATATACCAAAGCACTTAGCTCAGTAGATTATGATCTCCCTATTATCAATAAAGCTATGGTCGATTATATGACAAATGGTACGCCAGTAGAGAAGACGATCCGTGATTGCGATGAATTGATCATGTTTCAAAAGGTTGTAAAGCTTTCGGGAAAATATTGGCGAGCATGGCATAATGGAAAATTTATGGCTGAGAAATGCTATCGAGTATTCGCTTCTAAGGATAGGAATGAAACATACATCGGTAAATGTAAACAATCAGGAGCTACTATAGAAAAATTTGCAAATACACCGGAGCATTGTTTCATCGATAATGGAAGCATTAAAGGAAAGAAATGCCCAGATTATTTGGATGTCCTTTGGTACATCAATCTTGCAAAAGAACGTTTATCACAATACGGGGTGGAGGTGTAAAAATGAACCGTATAATTGATGAAAAACACCGCGTATATGGACCGTGGATCGTAGTAGCACGACATAAATTAAATTATCGTCCGAAAACATGTAGCATGGTAAGGTGGATATGTGTGTGCAGACATTGCGGTGCTAAAAAAATTTATATAGGAAATGGATTGCGATTTGGTCATTATGCGCATACATGTAGAGGGTGTGGAGGAAGTTGATAGATTTATTTAAAGGCTATGTGCCGACAAAAGATAAAAAATGCTTAATGCCTTTTAAAAATAAATCATCAGCAGAATTAAGAACATATGAACAGGTGAAGAAACTGCCTGAATATGCAGGTATTATCGCAGATAATGTGGTGTTGATTGACGTAGATGATTATGAGCAATCAGAAAAATTGATGGATATAGTAGAAGATTTACAATGCAATTGCCGAGTTTATGAAACAACGAGAGGTAAACACTTCTTATTTAAAAACATAGATTCGATGGGTGAGATCATCTTAGATAAATGTGGGATTAATAAGACGTTGGCATGCGGCATAACAGCTGATATAAAAGTTGGCTGCAAAAATTCATACTCAGTCCTTAAATACAATGATGAAGAAAGATTCATCTTATATGACATCGAAGAGGATGAGGAATATGAATCACTCCCAAAGTGGTTGCTGCCAGTTTATACAAGGATGAAATTTTTTGAGATGGAAGCCGGCGATGGTAGAAACCAGGCATTATTTAACTATATTCTTACACTACAATCAAATGATTTTAGTGTAAAAGAATCAAGGGAAGTTCTCAGGATCATCAATAAATATATCCTGAAGAATCCACTTAGTGAGGAAGAGCTTGACACATTATCAAGAGATGATGCTTTTAAAAAACCCATTTTCTTTAAGAAAAATTCATTCTTATTCGATAAGTTTGCTACTTATTTAAAGAATGTGAATCACATCATTAAGATTAACGGTCAGCTGCATATCTATAAAGATGGTATCTATGTGGATGGAGTAAGGGAAATAGAAGCCCAGATGATAAAGCACATTAGTAATTTGAATCGAACGAAACGAACCGAAGTATTGAGCTACCTTGACATTCTGATCAATACTGATGTGCCAATGAGTCATGCGAATTATATCGCGTTCAACAATGGTATTTATAACATTGAGACTGATACACTGGAGCCATTTACACCTGAGATTGTAGTCACCAATAAGATCGAATATGATTATGACCCTGACGCATATTCCGAATTGACGGATAAAACATTGAATAAGTTAGCGTGTCAAGATGAGAATATCAGAATGCTTTTAGAGGAATGCATCGGTTATTGTTTCTACAGACGAAATGAGTTACGAAAATGCTTTATATTAACCGGTGAAAAAGAGAATGGAAAATCAACCTTTCTTTCTATGATTGAGAATTTACTCGGAAGAAAGAATATCGCATCACTTGATTTGAAGGAACTTGGAGATCGATTCAAAACGGCAGAGTTATTCGGAAAGCTTGCGAATATTGGCGACGATATTGGTAGCGAGTTTATTCCGAATCCGGCAGTATTTAAGAAATTAGCTTCAGGAAACCCGATCAATGTGGAGCGAAAAGGGAAAGACCCATTTGACTTCTCTAACTATGCGAAGCTGCTATTCTCTGCAAATGATATTCCTCGAATTAAAGATAAATCGGGAGCGGTGATAAGTCGATTGGTGATTATTCCATTCGATGCGAGATTCTCGCCGAATGATCCTGACTTTGATCCTTACATCAAATATAAGTTGATACAAGAAGAACCGATGCAATATTTGATCAACATTGGGATACAAGGACTTAAGCGAGTATTGAAGAATAGAAAATTTACGTCATCTGCGAAGGTAGAAAAGGCATTACAAGAATATACGGAGAATAATAATCCGATTTTATTATTCTTCAAAGAAGATGTAAAAATCGAAAATGAACCAACAAAGAATGTGTACAAAAAATATAACGAGTTTTGTATTGCAAATAGTTTCAATCCAATGAGTAATATCGAATTTAGTAAACAGGTGAAAAAATACTTGGATTATGAAATTACTGATAAAACTATCAAAGGAAAGAAATATCGTATATTCGTGAAAAAGGAGTGATGAATTATGGTTGACGTGGCTCTTGCATTTATTTGTGGAGTATGCTGCGGTGCGATGATAGGTTTGTATGTGATCGTATGCGTAGATCGTTTAAAGAAGGATTGATCATGATTATTTATCCATGTAAATCTTGCCCGAATATAGGTTGTGGAACACATCACGATGAATGTCAAGCATATCAAGATTTTGTAGCAGAACGAGATAAGATAAGTGAAAATAAAGTCAAGAAAAGCGGTTGTGTTCCATATGTAAATCGGAATACTGCCCGTTACAGAAGCAACCATATATTTGACACGCACAAAAAATAAGAAAGGAGAATAAAATGCCGATTAAATTAACCCGGAGCTTAAGTCATTGGCTATTTGTAAATTATCCCGAAAGTTTGCCATTGATTTCGCTCGGCCATTTGGAATTGCTTACGGATGAAATGTGGGCCGAGTATTTAGAGTGGTGTAAAACTGATGAAGGAATGGAATACCTCAAAGGCGGGAGCAAATATAAGGAGTAATAAATTATGAATAATGAAAGATTTAATAAAGTCGTCAAAGACCAATTAAGTTATTGTAAGAAATTGTTATTGACCAAAGGGCAAGAATATTCACCGGAGGAAATGGTAGAAGACCGATTGCATCAATTTAAGGTGGCCGCTGCTATGCAGGATTGTAGTCCAAAAGAAGCTCTTGCTGGAATGATGGCGAAACATACAATTTCTATTTTTGATATGTGTCACAGTAAAGATTTTAATTATGAAAAATGGGAAGAAAAAATTACGGATCATATTAATTATTTGTTATTGTTAAAAGCAATTGTGGAGGAAGAAACAGATGAAAGATATTCAAGTGAAAGTGCTTAATCCGGAAGTTATAAAGAATGCTGAGAAAATGACAGTATTTGCAGCAAGACTTACACAGCGTGGCCATAAATTAAAATCTATGGAAGATGTCATGGATTTATATGAAAAAAATTATTCTCCAAAATTACTGGAGGGCCTGACATTATTACCGCATCCAACGATCCAGAAATTTGCAGCCATTAATGTGGTAGTGGTAGGCGCAAGCCGGCGGTTTCTGGCTCAGATCACAAGACATCAAAATGAAGTAAAATTTATGTCGGCATCCCTTCAATATTCAGATTATTCTGATAGTAGTGATTTTTGTATTCCGTATGAAATAACAGAAAAAGGTAAGGATTATGAATTTGATTATATTGAAATATGCGGAGAAAGTATGATCGGCTATAAAGATGCCATTGAATCCGGAATCGATCATGATGCAGCTGGATATATGGCACCTCAAGGTCTTCGAAATATTTTAGTTATTTCAGCAACACCTTATCAGTGGAAACATATGATCGCGCAAAGAATTTGCCGGAGAAATACAAAAGAAACAAGATACGTGATGTTGAAAATCTGGGAACAGCTTTATGAATTAAGTCCGGAATTATTTGGGCAAATGACAACTGGACCTAGTTGCATGCAAAGCAAATGTAATGAGGGGAAGATGTCTTGTGGTAAAATTATCAAAAAAGATATGACACCGACTGAGATTTTAAAAGAAGATTTTCCGTTGTTATATGGAGAAAGGACAAAAAATGAAAATTAAAGTTTTAGATTTTGGATATGAGAAACTGCCGTTCAGGGCACATTATAACGATGCAGGTGCAGACGTATACGCTTGTTTTCATAACAACGTAAAGAGAATTGCAATATGGCCACACGACACGGCAAAAATTCCTTTAGGGTTGGGGTTGTGTATTCCTGATGGATATGCTGGATATGTATTCCCTAGAAGCGGGTTGAGTAGTAAGGGTATTACATGTGAAATTCCTCCTGTTGATTCAGGCTATCGTGGAGAGATTCACGCGATTGTACATAATGGAACAAATGAAAAGATATTCATTAACAATGGTGATCGTATCGGACAACTGGTTATTACTCCTATAGTAGTTGCAGATTTTGTTACAGAAATGGGTGACGAAAGGGGTAGTGATGGATATGGTTCGAGTGGAATGCGGTAAATACATAGATTAAGCTATTTTAGAAAGCAACTTAAGTCAAGATGAATTCAAGATAAGTCAAGATGAAGTCTAAAAAGTCAAGATGAACGTGCTAATTTAAGTCATTTTAGTGGCTGTAGTGGGATGAAAATAAATTATCTGACAATTTAGTAAAATTCATCTTGACTTTCAGACTATTCCCGAAAGCCTTGCAAACACTGGCTTTCGGAGCCTATACAACTATAGTGCAATTCAAGATAAGTCAAGATGAATTTCTTGATCTTGAATTGACTCAAAGGCTTGCTATTGCTGGCTTTCAGAGCTTTCAAGTCGTCAATTCAAGATACTTTTTATTTTTTTATGTTCAAAGGTAAATCAACTCAAATTTTTGATGTTTTTTAAATATATATAATATATAGTAGTATATCTTGAATTGATGACTTTTAATAGGGGTTTTACCAAAAGGAAGTGATTAATATGTCCGAATATGATATTAAGCAAATTATTAATGATACTGTAAATAACACCGTGTTAAAACTTAAGATGGCGGGACTTATGAAGGATGGCAGAAAAACGGCATATGAAAAGACAGAAGAATTATTACGTAATTATAATGCGTTTAAAAAATCCGATCAACCATACACCGTTAAACTTGTAAAAAAGATCGATGCAGCATTAAATACAATAAAGGATGATATTTATTATAATGTAATTTCAATGTATTATTTTGAAGGTGAAACAAGAGAAGTGATCGCGGAATATTTTAATACCACAGTAACAACCATATCACGAAATAAAACAAGACTAATTAATAAGATCAAACCTATTTTATTTAGTGATGACGTTATATATGAACTTTTTCTATGAATGAGAAAAGAACCTTATGGCTCTTTTTTATTGCAGTTTTAGTTGTATAGCTTTAAAAAGCTCTAAATTGACAATTTAGAGCTTTTTTTATTTAGATAGAGAAATACTCACTCGAATAGATAAAATTTGAATTTGATATAGATATGAAGACGATTTAAGCATCCGAACAATCATTTTTATATCAGTTTTCTTTTTTATTATTCTGTACGTCACACTATACGTCACACTATGCGCATGTAACTTCTTCCAAATTCGATTTAAAATATAATTATGAAAAAATATTGATTTTAGTTATTTGAGGAGGTAATAATATGGGACAGTTACAGGAATATATCAAACCTGAATTGCTAGTGCTGATTCCAGTGCTTTATTTCGTAGGAATAGGGTTGAAGCAAAGCAAAGTGAAAAATAAGTATATCCCTTGGATTTTAATGGTGAGCGGAATAGTGCTCAGCACTTTGTATGTACTTGGTACATGTGGAATTACAGCGGTTGCAATATTTACGGCAATCACGCAGGGTATCTTATGCGCAGGCGCTTCAGTGTATGTCGATCAGCTGATCAAACAAACAAACAAAGCAGAATAATTTCGGAGGTGAAAGAATGCCGTCAGAAATTATTGTAGGTTTATTATCGTTAGCAGGTACTTTATGTGGAACATTTGCGGGTATTATTACAAGCGCAAAATTAACAGCTTATCGAATTGAGCAGCTTGAAAAGAAAGTAGACAAGCATAATAATTTTGCGGAACGTATTCCTGTTATTGAAAACAATTTGAAAAGTGTATGGCATAACATTAATGAGATTAAAGAAGAAATAAAGGAGGAGCATAATCATGAGCAATAGCAGCCTTGTAAATTATGTAAAAATTTCGCCGAATAGGACAAGTCCGAGACGAAATAAAATCGATCGAATTACGATCCATCATATGGCCGGCAATCTTACAGTTGAGACGTGTGGCAATGTATTTGCACCGAAAAGTAGGCAAGCAAGTAGTAATTATGGTATCGGTTCCGATGGCCGTGTAGGTATGTATGTAGAAGAGAAAGACAGATCTTGGTGCAGCTCATCAGGAGCAAATGATCATAGAGCAATTACTATTGAGGTTGCTGATAATGCTGCCGGACCTGGTTGGGGATGCTCTAGTGCAGCTATGGCGAAGTTGATTCTTTTATGTGCAGACATTTGCCGTAGAAATGGTATTAAGAAATTAAATTATACTGGAAATACAAACGGCAATCTTACATTGCATAAATGGTTTGCAAGTACAGATTGTCCTGGGGCATATCTTGAAAGCCAGATGTCTAAAATTGCTTCAGAAGTAAATAAGCTATTAGCGAGTGGAGCGACATCATATACTTGGAATGGAGCAACGACAAGCAGTGGAAGTACATCTGCGGCTGCACCAGCAGTAAAGCCTACGACAAAGTCTAGCGGAAGTGACTGGGTTAGAAGATTACAGAGAGAATGTAATGCTCAGGGTTTTTCCAAGCAGGTTGTTGACGGTATTCCGGGAAAGAACACTCTGGCCGGTTGTCCAACCTGTGGAAAAGGGGCAAGAGGTAATATCACAAGACTGATCCAAGAGAAATTAAATACTCTCGGATATAACTGTGGAAAAGTCGATGGTATCTTTGGTGGTGGAACACGTGCTGCTGTTATCGTATTCCAGAAAGTAAAGGGTCTTTCTACTGACGGTATTGTTGGTCAGAATACATGGCGTAAATTATTAGGATTATAAACGGGTGGTAATATGGCAGAAAAACGAAAGCGTGGTAAACCTCGCAAATATGATGACTATGTAAAACCATATCTTCCGCTTATTTCTGAATGGTGCCGAACAATGACAGAGCAACAAATCGCTGAAAAATTGGGTATCGCATATAGTACATTTAATCAGTATAAAGTTGATTATCCAGAAGTGAAGGAAGCTATTAAAAAGGGAAGACAGAACCTTGTTGCTGAGCTCAAAGGTTCTCTTATTAAGAAGGCAAATGGATATGAATATACGGAAAAGAAAGTAACGACTGAACATGTTAAATGGCCGGATGAAATGTATGAGGCTTTGATCGATGCGGGATTTACTCCTCAGCAGATTGCAAGCAGTCGAATCGTAAAGACAGAGGTTGCACATAAGAAAATGGCACCTGATGTTGCTGCTATTAATCTGGCATTAAAGAACTACGACAGAGAAGACTGGGCAAATGATCCTCAAATGTTGGATATCCGTAAGAAAGAGTTGGAACTTAAGGAAAGACAGATAGAGAATAACGAGTGGTAAGATGCGGTATACATTATCAAACTTCTATAAATCGAATGAATGGTATGATCTTACTCGGCTGCTTAAATCAGAAAGAGTAAATGAGAATGGTGATCTGATCTGTGAATACTGTGGTGAACCTATCGTCAGAGCATACGATTGTATTGGTCATCATACTATTGAGCTTGATGATAACAATGTGAATGATGCGATGATTAGTTTGAATCCTACATTGATTCAATTAGTTCATCATAAATGTCATAACCGAATACATAAGAAGCTCTACACTGGTGAGGATGTAAGACAAGTTTATCTGGTCTATGGTTCTCCGCTCAGTGGTAAAACTACCTGGGTAAACGAGGTACGGAATGCTGGTGATCTTATCATTGATATGGATAACATCTGGCAAGCAGTGAGTGGCTGTGATAGATATGAGAAGCCTAAGAGATTAAATGCTTGTGTGTTTGGTGTTCGCGATTATTTGCTTGAGTGTGTGAAGTACAGACGAGGTAAATGGTTGAATGCCTATGTGATCGGTGGTTATCCATTAATCAGTGAACGTGAGCGATTATGTAAGGAACTAAGAGCAAGAGAGATATTCATTGATGTATCGAAAGAAGAGTGTATCAATAGGCTCATGAATATTTCTGATGGAAGAGATAAAGAAGAGTGGGAGAAATTTATCGATGATTGGTGGATAAAATACGCCCCCCGGTCCTGTTAAAAGAAATTTTATGGGGGAC